CAACTTTTAGTGTTGTCGGATTTGCAGTACGAGATTACAGGCATAAGACCTGGTAGTTGCATGGGTTGCATACAAGATGTAGTAAGGCGCATGAACACATGGCTAATTAACAACAAACCACAACCACAAATACAAGATGGCAAACGTAAGCGTAAAGCATAGCGGACATATTGGGGACATACTTTACTCTTTAAACACGGTTAAGAGTATAGCTGATAAGCATGGGCCTGTTGATTTTTATATAGGCTTTAGTATGCCTAACCAAACGCCAAACCATCCAAGTGGGAAGTACACCATGACCGATAAGTCATTTGCGTATATGTTGCCATTACTTGAAAGTTTACCGTTTATTGGCTAAGTATATAAACACAATGGGCAGGTTATAGATTATGACTTAGATACTTTTAGAAGTCAAGGTTTTAGCATTGCAAGTTCAGACTTACGCAAATGGTATAGGTTTTTATTTACTGAATTTGAAATAGACCTAAGTGATAAGATAATCAAAACAGAAAAGCAATTTGATTACTTAAAACATGCGGTTATAATTAACCTAACAACCAGGTATAGAGATATACAAATAGATTACAGAAAATTAAGTAAGCTAAACAGACCATTATACTTTGTCGGGATAGAAGAAGAGTGGGAATTATTTAACCGTTATGGCTTAGATTGCAAACGTATATTGGTAAAAGATGCCTTACACATGTCCCAAATACTAAATAGTTGCTATTTATTTATAGGCAATCAGTCAAGTACCTTTGCTTTAGCAGAGCAAATGAAGATAAACCGAGCATTAGAAGTACATAATGTTTGCCCAAATGTAATAGTTAGCGGTGCTAATGGCATTGACTACATGACAAATGACGGACTACAATATATTATTAACAAACATGGCAGAAACAAGTAGAGCAAAACCAAGATTAATTGAATCAGGATTTTACGCTAAACACATAGAAGGTAAAAGTGTGGTTGATGTTGGCGTGGGAAGGTTTGATACTTACGATGGGGCAGACCCGATATGTGAGTGGGCAGAGATGCACGATAAAGATATATGCGATGCAACAACAATGGAGGCGTATGCTGATGAAAGTTTTGATACGGTGTATGCCAGTCACATCTTGGAACATTTGTCTGACCCAATAACAGGAGTGAAAAATTGGCTAAGAATTTGCAAACAAGATGGTGTTGTGTTTATATCATTACCTCATAGAGATTTATACGAGAAAAAGAAAACATTGCCAAGTAGGTGGAATGCTGATCATAAATATTTTTACTTGCCATTCACATCAGAACCACCATGCACTTTTTCGGTACGTGATTTAATTGCAATAGCAACAGAAGGAAAATACAAGTTTGATATATCGGTGCAAAACACTTGTACCAATGCGGATAAATTAGATGAACACGCAAACGGAGAAATGAGCATAGAGGTTATAATTTATAAAGATGATACCAAGCAAGTTTAGTATTTTAAGTCACGAAATCGAAGTTGTAGTAGACAATGAATACTGCCACGCTAACAATTGCATGGGGCGGTTTATCTATTATGACAATAAGATAATCATTGCGGACAAATACAAAACGGATAAGACTTGGCGAAAATACAAGGAATCAATTATAGAGCATACCTTCTACCACGAACTAACACATTGTATACTTTACTATACAGGCAACAAGAAATTGTGGTTAAACGAAAGGTTAGTTGATAGCATAGGAGGTATGTGGTTGCAGTACGATAAAAGTAAAATATAAAAACATGGGCAAACATAAATACATAGAAACACCTGAGAAAATGTGGGAACTATTTGAGCAGTATAAGGCATACACTAAAAGTAGACCAATTTTAGTTCAAGACTTTGTAGGCAAGGATGGAGATGAAGTAAACCGCAAAAAGGAAAGACCACTTACAATAGATGGGTTTGAATGTTGGTGTTATGATAACGGCATTATAGGTGATTTAAGCCATTATTTTGCAAATACTGAACAAAGGTACACCGAATATTTAACTATCTGTTCACGCATACGCAAGGCAGTAAGAACAGACCAAATAGAGGGTGGCATGTCAGGGATTTACAACCCAAGCATAACACAGCGTTTAAATGGTTTGACAGATAAGAGCGAAATGATAGTTAAGGAACAGCCACTTTTCCCCGATGAAGGGTAAAAATAAATTTCTTAATGTTTATTAATAATTATAAATAATTTGGCTAAGTGGATTGTTTATGGTATATTTGAATATGGAAATTTATAAAGACATAAAAGGCTATGAAGGCTTGTATGCTGTTTCTAATTATGGAAACGTTAAATCAATTGAGCGATTGATAATTCGTAGTGATGGGAGGAAGCGTACAATAAAAGAAAAAATAAAAGAAGGAACACATAATAAAGGTTATAAGAGAATAGCTTTGGTTGATAAACTTGGTAATTCAAAATCATTTTATGTACACAGAATAGTTGCTCACAATTTTATTAAAGAAAGTGATTTATATGTTGACCATATAAATGGAGATAAAAAAGATAATAGATTAGAGAATTTAAGATATTGCACTAATTCTGAAAATTTAACTTTTAGAAATACAGATAAAGAATATAGTACAAAATATCCATATATATATTTTGATAAGAGCAGAAATAAATATTATGTACATAAGTTAAAAAAACGATTTAATACTTTAAAGGAAGCACAATCGGCATTAAATGTTTATACGAACAACTGCAATAAATAAAATACGCAAATTACATAAGTTTGTAAAAGGGGTACAAGGAGGAAGCAGTGCTGGCAAAACTTATGCTATTTTACCAATACTTATTGATATAGCGACTAAGAATCCTTTAAGTGAAATATCAGTTGTTGCAGAAAGTATACCTCATTTAAAAAGAGGGGCAATGAAAGATTTTAAAAAAATCATGGTATTAACTCAAAGGTGGTTTGATGGTAGATGGAATGCAACAGATTTTAAATATACTTTTGGTAACGGTTCAGTTATTGAGTTTTTTAGTGCCGATAATGATGCAAAACTAAGAGGGGCAAGACGGGATTGGTTATACATGAATGAGTGTAATAATATGAACTTTAACGCTTACACTGAATTAGCATCAAGGACAAAAAAAGGCGTATATTTAGATTGGAACCCAACAAATGAATTTTGGTTTCATACTGATTTAAAAGGTGATGCTGATGTTGATTTTATAATTTTAAACTATCATGATAATGAAGCATGCCCTGAAAGTGCTTTAAACTTTATTTTAAAAGCAAAGGAAAAGGCAGAGCAGGGTAATACATTTTGGATTAATTGGTATAAGGTATATGGTCTTGGCGAGATAGGTAGTTTGCAAGGGGTAGTGCTTGACAATTGGCAACAATGCGACTCTATACCACCTGATGCAAAGTTAGTGGCATACGGAACGGATTTTGGATTTACGAATGACCCAACTACATTAGTAGGGGTTTGGAAACAAGACGGCAAGTTGTGGATTGATGAGTTGCTATACCAAACTAATATGACCAACAACGAGATAGGCAACTTTTACAAGACTCAGAACATTGGTCGTGCTGAAGTGATTTGTGATAGTGCAGAGCCAAAGTCAATCGAGGAATTAAGGAGGCAGGGGTTTAATGTGCATCCTGCAATGAAAGGTCCTGACTCAATTAAAATTGGAATTGACATACTAAAACGTTACGATATAATGGTCACTAAGCGGTCAACCAATTTGATTAAGGAATTAAGGTCATACCTATGGGAAACTGACCGAGATGGTAAGTTAACTGGCAAACCAATTGACCACAACAACCACGCAATAGATGCGTTGCGTTACATTGCCTTAAACAAATTAAACAACCGACCTATGGGCAGGTATGCCACTATCGGTATATCCTAAAGCATTATTTGCCATCTGCGCTATTTATAGATATGATAAGGAAATACGCAGATTTAACAATTAAACAGTTTCTAAACTGCAAACGAATATCGGATTTACAAATCGATAAGGTGGATAAGAACGTTCGGTTGTTAGCGGAGATAAGCGGTAAGACAATAGACGAGATAGAAAGCCTACCACTAACTGAGTTAAAAGCCAAACTAAAGTACATCACTAATCTTGACACCATCCCTGAAGGGCAAAAGGTTAAAATGAAGTTTAAAGTAAAGGGCAAGTGGTATAAGTGCATTTGGAAAACCCAAGAACTATCTGCAGCCCAATATATCGATGTGGCACATTTTACAAAAGACCCTGAGCAAATTATTTACAATATCCACAACATCATGGCTGCAACGTGTGTGCCTATGAAATATGGATTGTTTCAGCAAAAGTACGATGGCAGTAAGCACGCAGAGATAAGTGAGGCGTTTTATAACCACATGAAAATTGAGACTGCATATCCAATCATGCTTTTTTTTTGCAAATACTCCGAGGAATTGGCAGCAGCTACCCTAACTTATTTGGCGAAGGAGGCGAAGGAGATACAGGAGCTGTTGGCGGGTTCTACACTAAGTACGGATGGGTTGCATTAATCAACAGCATGTCAAACGATGACCGCTCAAAGTGGGATTACTTTTTTGATATGAGCGTGATTGAGTTTTTGAACACGGTATGTTTTTACAAGGATAAGGCTGAACAGGAAAGAAAAGACATTGAGCAAATGAAACGACAACATGGCTAAGTTTACGGATCTATACAACATTGCTAAGAAGTTTGGCAACGAACCGAGCGCAGAGGCAGCAGTTGAAAACACTGTTGAGGCTGTGGCATTGGAGTGGATGAACGGAATTAGTAAAGACATGCAGAAGATATTGCAAACCTCGTCAAAGAGTAGAAGGAATAAGTTAGCCCAATCGCTTATACCTTCTATTCTTCCAGGTTCAAGTGCAACCAATGTAAAGGTGGCAATAACCACAACAGAGGGATACTTTGAGTATGTAGACAAAGGTGTTCAAAAATCACCTAAGCTAAGAGGAGGCAAAGCAAATCCGTTTAAGAACAAAGCACCACGATCACCTTTTAAGTTTAAAAACGCAGGCACATCACAAGCAATGGTTGACAGCATAAAGGAGTGGACATCATTTGCAGGTGCGAAAGCTGATGATGCAAAACGTATAGCCTACTTTGTAAAGCGAGGCGGTATATCACCAAAGAACTTTATCAAGGGAGCAGTAACACCGAAGGCACTTAGCGAATTAAGCCAAGGCATGACGGTGGCACTTGGTGAGGTAGTTAAAACACAATTAGTAAATTATAGTAAATAATGCCAATAACAATAGTAGAGCAACCGAAAACGCACACACCTGTTTATAATGACATGGTAACAATAATGGGTAGTACGTTACAAAGCAATCCTAAATTTATGTTTTGCTTAGATGTTGAGATAATTAGAGAAGGTGCATCCAATGTATACTTAGGGAGGTTAAAAGCACCAGGTGTAATAGACTTAAACACTTCGTTTAAACGTGGATTTTTTAATATTAAAGAATTATTAAAAGGGACTAATTATTTTCAAACTAAGAAAAACTTTTTAGATGCAGATATATCGCATTTAATCAGACTAACACCTGGTGAAGAATACGCAGCAAATGCAAGTGGTGCAGCTGTGTATTATCCAAGCACATCAATAATTAACTATGTTGCATTTAATGGAGCGTTAAGGTTAAACGAGTACATCGACTTTATGCCAACTGACTTAATTAACACAGGAACAATAGCAGCATCAAGCGGTATCGGTCAATATATAATGAGTAGCTACACTCAACCTAAAGATATGTTAAAGTCGACCATAAATGAATTGACATTTTTGTGCAATGGCGGTACGAATACTCGTGCATTAATAACGTATTTTAATGGTAATACATTACTTAGCACTCAAACGGTAGCATTAACCACAGCAAACCGAACCGATGTAACTGTAAACGGAAGCTACAATAGTTTAGCAGTACCATTAACCGCAACTAAATACACCATAGCATTAGAGCGTGTGAGTAATGGTAATGATTTGTCACCTACTTATACTTACAATTTAGTGGAGGCGTGTAGTATGTACCCAACGCTTAACGTGTACTTTCAAAACAAGTGGGGTGCTTACGACTCATTTATCTTTAATTTAAAGTCAACCAAAAGCGACAGCATAAACCGTAAGACCTATCAAAAGCAAGATAGGTACTTACAAACTTACAACGCCTACGACCCTGCAATAAGGGTGTACGATAGTGAAATAAAAACTAAGCATACGCTAAACACCGATTGGATAAACGAAGAGCAGTTGAATTGGTTGAGTGAGTTAGTCGAAAGTAACAATGTGCAGTTTAGTTATGACAGTGAGTTTATACTTGGAGTTAAAGCTGAGATAACAATTACCGTATTACCATATGCTATTGATGATTGGAGATTTAACCCATCTTCACAAGTTTTAAATGCTACAATGGGTGGCGTAACAAGTTTAACAGCGTCATTTCCTGTTACTGCAACTCCATATGATAGAGGTGATGATTTTTATTTTGATAAAGTAAAGCCTGTAATACAAGCAAGTAATTGGAATACATATTTTGATTTTGAAGAAAGTGGTGTAACGGCTGAGGCAATAGTATTTAAATTAATTGCAAAACAAAAAGGCACGGCATATACATTAACAAGTGTAACAACAGGCGCACCAAATCCTGATGACCAAATCAATAGTTCAAATAACATTGCAGGTATAACCGAAGTAATGCCAACACTTATACCTGTTACCGTAGACAATACATCGTTTGAGTTCAAGACACGAGATAACGACAAACTATTCCAACTAACACTTAACGTAACTGAAACTTCGGTTTATAATCGCCAAAATCAATAATGCAAACTAACTTATTTATAGGAGGCGTAAACATTGACTTGTTTGAAGATGAGCCAATACTAATTGACTATTCGTTAACTGATGTTAAAGAGCCTGCATCACGCCAAGTATCGCACACTAAAACCATTACACTACCTAACACGCCAAACAATGCGAGTGTGTTTAAGCAGTTGTTCGTAATTAATAAAGACAACTCTATAAGTGGATTTGACCCTAACATAAGAGTAGTGGCATTTGTGCAAAATGGAAGTGGCAATTGTATCTCGGGTTACTTTCAGTTGACAAAAATAGTCAAAATTGGCACTGATATAAAATACGAGGGTGTCATTTACTCTGATGAGAAGAACCTATTTAGTCAAATGGGTGATAGCTTTATTGTGGATAACCCTAATCCTGCAAACGATGTTGACTTAGACACAGGAACAACCCCATTAGTTTACAGACCTGCCGACTATCAAAAGGCATTTGCAAATGGATTCGTTGCAAGTGGTAGTGCTGCGGAGTTATTCACGATTGATACAGGTACTAACAACATACAAAATACAGAACCATATTACAACATCCCATTTACAAACTTACGAATGGCTATGAAGTTTAAGCACATATGGGATAGGATTTTTGCAAAGTACAACACAACTTATTCAAGTGCTTTTTTGAACTCAACAAGGTTTAAAAGCATGGTTTATTTGGATACCCACAAAACTGCAAACCTAAGCACAAGCCAATTAAACAATATAGTGGCAGCAGTGAATCGTACAACTAATACGGCTTATGTTAATACAGCAGGCATATTTGTAAAAGCTATTTTTAATAATGAAGCACAAGATATAGGCAATAGATATAATACCACAACAGGGGTTTATACTCCAAACTCAACTCGTAACTTTACTTTCTCTACTAACTTAAGAGTAAGGGCAAGGATAAGAGCAACGGCAACAAGTACAGGTATGTTCTCTGTGCCTATTCCTATAAATATAAATGTAAGATTTAGAAAGAATTTTGTTGACCTACCAGGTTCAGCAGCAGTAACGCAAATAATATGGATACCAGCAGGAACTATTAATGTTGGAGAAACTTTCGAGTACGACATGTCTGTACCATCTGCAATTTCTTTATCTTGGGAAAAGACACATGATGCACAAACAGGTGATGTAATTGAAGTAGTAATAACAAGTTCAACGGTTACCCCTGAGTTAACATCCGATGTAATGATATTGTCAGGTTCAAGTGCATTATTTAAACCTGAAAATAATCAACTTGCATTAAATGACACTTACAATAAGAATAGTTTACCTGCTGCACAACACAAGCAAAAGGACTTTATAGTAGATGTACTGCGGATGTTTAACCTTTACCTACTTTGGGATGGGGTAAACTACATAATAGAACCACGAGATACGTTTTACACTTTAGGTACGCAGTTAGATTGGACTGATAAGATAGACCGCTCACAAGCAATTGAAATAATGCCTGTTGGTCAGTTAAATTGGAAGCAGATTCAAATGATGGCCAAACAAGATGCTGACTATTACTCTGAACAATACTTCACTAACAACAAAGAAGTGTATGGTCAACAGAACATCTTTAACCAAAATGAGTTTATATCCGAAGTTAAGAAGGTTGAGTTGACATTTGCACCACCAATGACGGTAAGCACAGGAGCTAACTATCCTAAACTTCAACACATTTATAAGTTAAACAATGGGGTGGCTGAAGCAATTGATGGAAAACCACGTTACGCATATTGGGCAGGATGGAAAGAGGAAGGCACAGTGTTTAGTCAAATAACAGGTGCAGGTACAGCGGTTCAGTATAATGGTTATGCTTATGTGGGTGAGTTTGATGACCCTATTACACCAACCTTTAGCGTTCTATTTGGTCCACCTCGTGCGGTATACTATCAAACATTTGGCATATTAGCCATCACAGATAATGACCTTTACTCAGCATACTACCAAAACGAGTTGATGAACCAAGTGAGTGCCAACGCAAAGTTAATAACGTGCTATGTTTACTTAACACCGCTTGAAATAAACAACCTTAAACTTTACGATACCGTAGTAGTAGATGGGGCAAAGTGCATCATATCAAAGATTTCAGATTATAACACCACAACAGTTCAACCTACTCAGGTAGAGTTAATTCAATTTATACAATAATGGCAGAAAAAATAGTTTTAGAAACCGAAATAAAAACAGGCAATAGTGCCACATCTGTAAAGTCTGTTAAGGGAGAGTTACGCGCACTCCAAGCGGAGATGGCAAAACTTGAAGTTGGTAGTGCAGCATTTACAAACGCAGCACAAAAAGCAGCAGGGTTACGCGACCAAATAGATGATGCAACTATGGCGGTTAAGGCATTTAATCCTGAAGCTAAATTTACAGCATTTGCTGGTGTACTTGGTGGAGTAGCAAATGGATTTAGTGTTGTGCAAGGTGCAATGTCTTTAATGGGTAGCGAAAGCAAAGAGGTTGAAAAAATGATACTGAAAACCCAAGCAGCCATAGCAATTGCAACAGGCGTGAATGGGTTGTTAGGTATGAAGGATGCCTTTATTGTTTTAAGTACCGTTATAAAAACACAAGTTGTTGCAGCATTTGCTACAATGAGAGCTGCAATTATTTCAACAGGTATTTTAGGATTGGTTGTATTGATTGGTACTTTGATTTATTCATGGATGCAAGAAAAAGAAGCCAACGAAGAAGCGACCAAAGAGTTAGAAAGATTTGGAGAGGCACAACGTAAGCTATTAGACCAAGAACAAAAGATACAAATTGAAAGGGAGAAGGGGCGTAAAAAAGAAATACTACAAGCATCTGCAGAAACTCAAGCTAAAATAAGAGAATACCAAAAAGAATTAGATGAAAAAATAATTACTCAAGCAGAGTTCAGTAAATTATTAGCAGGTGAGCAAGAGTTAATGCGCATAAAAGTTGCAGATATTAACAAAAAGTATGATGAGGAAGAACAAAAACAAAGAGAAGAGGCTGTTGAAAAAAGAAAGGCATTAGAACAAAAAGAAAAAGACCGTTTAAAAAAGCTAAGAGAAGATGAGCAAAAGGCATTTGATGAAAGAATGGCAAGGCTTAAACTTGAACTTGAAGCTAATAGCGCAGTAGCAGATGGTAAAGTTGAAAATGCACGAAGAGAGTATAATAAAACAAAAGAGTTTTATGATAATAAACTAAAACAACTTGAAGATTTAAGAACAAGAACATTTGCTGAAATGGCTGATGAAAAAATATCATTTGATGTTAGAAGAAAAAACTTAGATGATTATTTAGCAGCAGGTTTAATTTCACAAAAAGAATATTCTGATGCATCTATAAAATTAACGGAACAAGAAAAGCAAGCTAAAATAAATGGGTTACAACAAACAGCTACTGCTTTAACTCAATTTGCACAATTAGCAGGAGAACAAACAACAGCAGGAAAAGCATTAGGAGTTGCAGCAGCTACCATTGATACATATGTTGCAGCAGGTTCAGCATATGCAGCAGCAGCAAAAATTGACCCAATAGTATTAGCACCATTAGCAGCAGCAGGAGCAGTTGCAGCAGGTTTGGCAAGGGTTAAAGCTATCTTATCTGTTAAAGTTCCAGGTGGTAGTGGAGGAAGTATGCCATCAGCACCTGCATCTGTTCCTCAATTCAATCCCGCAGTAGCACAACAAGTACAAGGTGGTGGAGATGTTCAGTTGGGAATGAAACCACAAAAGGTATATGTGGTAGAAAGCGACATACGAGGAAGCATGAATAAGGTAGATGTGATACAATCAAACGCTAAGATAGGATAAAACAAAAAAGCCACACGATAGGAGTGTAGCTTTCTTGTATAATTAATTTAATAAAACATAAATAAAGATGCAAAAGAACGATACCGCCTATCAACTCGGCAATACAAATATAATATTATTTTAATTAAAAACAAGTATTAAAAAAAAATCTATTTAACAACATGGAGTTACCCATATATAGGTTCGTAGTACCCGAAGATGATGATGAGATAGGAGTTGATGCCATTGCATTGGTAGACTATCCTGCAATCGAAATGAATTGGCAAGCTTTTAAATCGCAGTTCGTAATTGAACCAAAAGCAGGCGAAAGTCAAGATGAGTTTATAGGGCGTTGCATTCCATTTGAAATTGGCAATGGTTATGAACAAGACCAAGCAGCAGCAATGTGTTATGCTAAGTGGGATAAAAAAGAATTTGCAGAAAGCTACACAGACTATCCAAAAGGTGCAAGTGAGAACGCAAAGACAGCATTAAGATGGGTTGAGGAAAACGGTTGGGGTGAATGCGGAACAGCAGTTGGAAAAGAAAGAGCCAATCAGTTAGCTAATCGTGAGCCTATTAGTAGAGATACAATTGCACGAATGGCAGCATTTGAACGCCATAGACAAAACTCACAAAAAGAATTAGGTGATGGTTGCGGTAGGTTAATGTGGTTAGCATGGGGCGGTGATGAAGGTGTTGAATGGGCGCAAAGAAAGTTGGCACAAATAGACAAACAAAAGTTATCTTTAAAGTTTACGGCTGATGTTGAAAAGCGAGTAATTAGCGGACCATTAATGGTTGCCGAATTACCAATTTACCGCAGAGATGAATCAGGCGAATACTATGGAATCTTCACAGCAACGGACATCTTTAACATAGTTAAAAAGTTTTTCCGCAACAACAATACTGCACAGGTAAACATGATGCACGATAGCAACTTAATGTTGGAAGGCGTGTACATGATTGAGAGTTTCTTAGTCGACAACAAGCGTGGCATCTACTCACCGGCAGGTTACAACTTAACAGAAGGCAGTTGGTTTGGGTCGTTCAAAGTAGATAACGATGAAGTGTGGGACGACTACGTTAAGACAGGCAAGTTTAAAGGATTTAGTGTAGAGGGAATGTTTAAGACCGTAAAGATAGACGACAAACCTAAATCAGCAATGGAAGAGATCATTGAAGTTGTAAAAAACATCGATGCTTCCAAAGTTGAAATGGCACGAGAGATACTCAAAAAAGCAAATATTTAAATTAATCTATATACATATATGACAAAGTCAGAAGCGTTAAGCAAAATCAAAACACTTTTGTTTGGTGAACAGAAGTTTGAACAAGCCAAATTAGAAGATGGCACAATAGTAATGTGGGAAGGTGAATTAAACACCGGAACTGCGTTATTCGTAGTTGATGAACAAGGCGTACAAATGCCTGCACCTGATGGTGAACACAAGTTAGAAGACGGAACAATCGTGTCTACTGCTGGTGGTTTAGTAGTTACCGTAACTCCTGCTGAAGCAGAAGAGAAAGCTGAAATCGAAGTAGAGGTTGAAGACAAAAAAACCGAAGAGAAAAAAGACGAAGTGATGGCAGGCGAACTTGAATTATTAGTTGAGAAGTTAGCTGAGAAATTAGCAGCATTAGAAGCTAAGATTGAAGAGATGGGCAAGAAACCTGAGTCTATGAGTTCAGAAGACATCAACGCAAAAGTAGAGGCAATCAATTCTGAAATCGCATCTAAATTCAACGCAGTAGTTGAATTAGTAAGTAAAATCAGTAACGAGCCTGCAGCCGAAGTAGTACAACCTGTAAAATCGGGATTTGGAAAAGTTCGCACAAACAGCATCGAAGACATAGCAAAAACAATTGAAAATTTAAAAAAATAAAAACATGGCATTTAATGTAACAGGCCTTACCAATTGGACAAAGGCAAACGAAACAACATTAATCACTAAGTCGCTTTTCAAAGCAAAGACTGCGTCATTAATGAGCAAATTAACAGGTGTAAAATCATCTATGCAAATCCCTACTTTATCAAAAGACTTGATATTCCAAGCTGGCGGTACATGTGGATTCAACGCATCAGGTGATACTACTATCTCAAGTCGTAACATCAGTGTAGGTAAAATCTCTGTAATGGAGCAATTCTGCGTGAAAGAATTAGAAACTAAATACACTCAGTTGTTATTGAACAACGGTTCTTACTATGAGTCTTTACCAGGTGGTATCGAAGCAGCAATCGTTGACCAAACAGTAGGTCAAATCGCTGAAAACATCGAGACTGCAATTTGGCAAGGTGACACCGCAAGTGGTAACATCAACTTAAACAAATTTGATGGTTTAAAGAAAATCATCGCTGCTGCTTCAGGTGTAGTAAATGCTAACGCATCTGCATTCATCACTCCTGTAACTGCAATTACTTCAAGCAACATCTTATCAGTAGTTGACGCTATTTACACAGCTATCCCTGTGTCAGTGTTAGACAAAGAAGATTTACACTTGTTCATGGGTAACGATGTTTATCGTTTATACCAATTAGCATTGAAGAACGCTAACTTATTCCATTACGTTGCTAATGGTGATACTGATGTAGCTTTCACTCATCCAGGTACAACTTTAAAAATCATGCCTGTAAACGGATTGAATGGTACTCGTGACCTTTACGTGTTACGTACTTCAAACATGTTCTTAGGGGTAGATTTGGAAGGTGATGAAGACCGCTTTAAAATGTGGTACTCAGAAGACTTCGATGTGGTAAGATTCCGCTCTGAGTTCAAGTATGGTGTACAGATTGCACTACCTGCTGAAGTTGTTAGATTTAACGTTTAATTTTTAAAACATAGGGGGTGGTTAATTCCATCCCCTTTAATAATATTATAAATATGGCATGTGCAATAACAAGCGGTTTTGCTCTTGATTGTAAAGATGTAGTAGGAGGTATTAAGAACCTTTACATTGCACCTCTATCAAGTGTGACAACCGTAGCGGCAAACGCAAGCGGATACGTAACCGCCATAACAAAATCGGGATTGTTTTATAAGTATGAGTTGATGCCAAGAGGTGCTAACTCATTTACTGAAAACATACAAGCAGATCCTGCAACAGGTTCAGTAGCTTACGAGCCAACTATCAATGTTGTGTTCTCTAAATTGGAGCAAGGCAACAGCAATAAGTTTGATTTATTGGCTAAAAACAGAATGGCAATAATCGTAGAAACCAAAGATGGTAGCTTCTTCTTAGCAGGTAGATTTAACGGCATGGAAGTAAATGGTGGTACTGCTGCATCAGGTGCTGCAATGAATGAGTTTCAAGGTTACAATTTGACTTTCTCAGGAATGGAAAAGGCAATGAGTCCTGAAGTAAGTCCATCAATCATAGCTGGATTATTAGTTTAACTTTCTTATCTTGTTTTACATATCAAAAGGGCCTCGCTTATGCGGGGCTTTTTTTTTTGTTTAAACGAGGTTTAAACACTTTTTAAATTAAAATCTATTTATAGGTAGTGATAAGATTCGAGAAATACAGCGAAAACAATGTAGTGGTTACACTAACTGAAAATAGCACGGCTACTAATCCGTATTATTTGTTTCAGTTTACTAACCAAACAAGCAATGTAGACTATTACTTTATTGCAACTGATGTATCTAACTTTAAAGAAAGATACAATGAGTTCAACGTAATAGAACGCGACAATGCAAACACATTAGCAGGTCAGGTTGAGTTAGGTGATACAGGGTTTTACAACTACACTATCTTTCAAACTTCATTAAATACTTTAAGTGGTTTGACCAATGCAAGTCAAGCATTAGATTACACGGTTAAAGAGGTTGAAAAAGGCAAAGTATGGGTTGTGCCAAGTTCAGATAGTAACTATACCTACCAATTACAAGACGACACAGCGATAGTTTACAACCCTGATGACAACCTATTGACTGAAGATGGATATTTTATTTTACAAGAAAACGGCTTTTTAATAAACTTATGAGCAATAAAAAAATAAGCGAGTTAGACTTAGTAACGGCTAACGCAAGTGGTGACCAATTCCCATTGGTACAAAATGGTGAAACCATGAAAACAACCATGAGTAAGATAGTTACCTTTTTAGGTACTATTTTTACAACTACATCGGCTGTGGCATCACAGATAACAACTGCATTGGTAGGTTATGCGACAGAGGAATATACAGATAACGCAGCAGATGAGGCATCAGCAAAAGCAATAACAGATGCCAATGAATATACCGACCAACAAATAGCAACACGGCAGCTTAATTATAACTTAAGTAATACAGCAACAGGTTCACGAGCAGTTACAATCAATGCACTTTCAGGTGTTGCTGTGTTTACTCAGGTATTAACCAAAAAAGATAATGCTTACCACGACATAAATAATAATTTAATTTTAGGTGCAGAAACAAAAGTTGAGTGCAACTTATATTATGCAGGTCAAGGTTTCCCTATATTAATGCACTATAGAACAGAGGCAGGTAAGTTAAGATTTCACATTGGTAACGTAGCAGTAGATGGTGGGTCGGGATTAGATACCAATGCTAACATGGAAATTACTTTTAGGATAATTGAAGCAGGATAACATGACAAACCCAAGAATAATAAGTTTTTCAAACGATAAAGTACCTGTCTTTTCTGAGATTAAGAACAAAGACTATATAAAGTATGGAGAGGATAACAACTATCCAAACTTTTTAGTTACTTTATTTAATCGTTCAGCAAAGCATAACGCAATCTTAACTGCAAAACAACTATACATAGCAGGTCAAGGTTTAGCGTTCAATACGGATGGTTTACCACCTGAGAAAATAGCAAGCACACAAGCGTTAATTCAATCACCTAACCCTTACGAAACACTACACAGCATAAGTAGTAAGATGGCGTTGGACATTGAATTGTTTGGCGGGTGCTATCTTCACGTTATTAAGACAAAGGATAAGAAAGGTATAGCAGAAGTTTACCATTTAGACTATTGTAAGTTAAGGTCAAACAAAGACAACACTATTATCTACTATTCTGAGCATTGGTTAAACGATGACGGAACAGATAACACATCAATTAAAGCTGACCAAATCACATCATACCCAGCATACGGTAGTAAAGAGTATGAGAAAGCCAAAGACGGTGTGTTATATTACAAGCAATACAGACCGAACATAGAAACTTATACTTTACCTGAGTACATAGGTGCTGTGCCTGCAATTATTACTGATGCAGAAATAGCCAACTTCCATCGTGCATCAATTCAAAACGGATTTATGGGGGGTACTATGATTACGTTTATGAATGGCGTACCTGCCGAAGAGGAAATGGCTACTATCGAAAAGCAATTAAAGAAAAAGTTTGTTGGCACAGACCGCGCTAATTCTTTAGTTTTGGATTTCGTAGATGATCCGACACGCGCACCACAAATACAACAGTTAACAGGGAATGATTTTGATAAACGTTACGAAGCGTTAAACAAGACAATACAAGAAGAAATCTTTGTCGGACATAAGGTTACTTCTCCTATGTTATTTGGGGTAAAAACTGAAGGTCAGCTTGGAGGGCGTAACGAAATGGCAACAGCGTTTCAGTTATTCCAAAACACTTATATTACACCTAAGCAAAATCAGATAGAAGATATTTTAAACGAATTAGCAGGGTTAGCAAAACGTTTAACATTTATACCGATTGAGCCTGTAATGCCTGAGTTTAGTGAGCAAACTTTAGCAACTATCTTGACAAAGGATGAGATGCGTGAGATTATTGGTCGCAAACCTTTAGAAGTTCCGCAACAAGTTGAAGTAGTACAAAGTAAATTTGCAAAAGACCAAACTGAATTAGATGTATTTTTAAAGTTTGGTGAGTCGGCTGATAACTACACGGAGGTAAAGAAGATTAAACAAGTGTTTAGTGTGGCTGATATGGATAGCCAAAGCCAAATGTTTGCTTTAACAACAACCGAAAAGGCAATAATCGACATTTTAAAAACTGATGACAAAGCCGATGCAGATGCAATAGCCAAGTTATTAAAGATTAAAGTAAAGGAAGTAAGCGACATCTTAACCAACCTATTGGATAAAGGTTACATTGATGAAAACATAAAGCTAACACCGAAAGGAACAGAGGCGAAAGTACCCGACTTTACAGAATTGTACGTTAAATACAAATACGCTTTAAGATTCGATACGCAAGGACCTGCGGTTTTACCTAATGGCAGAACACGCCCATTTTGCAAGGGAATGATTGATGCTAATAGATTGTATACCCGTGAGGAAATTGATAAGATAGGAGT